AGTCAACTGGACTTGCAAATCATCGCGGCAAGCCTCAAGGAATCGGTTGGCAAGCAATTGCGCCCGCACGTTGTTGTTAACCAATGGCAAGCTGATTGTCTGCTTGTTGACTGGTTCATTTGGATATAACAAAGAAGGATTCAGTACAGCCAAATTGAAAGTGGACGTATTGAAGCTGTCCTGTGCTGTGCCATCAGGGAACTTAACTTCTGCAATGTTGAATGATGAAGCAATGTCCAAAGGCGATACGTTAATTGGACCAACAATGTTGCTGTCATTTAATGCCATTGCAACGCTGTATGTAGGCGTTTGAACAATCACGCCCCATTTGTTTGTTATCTCGTTGTATTTTAAAAGGCAATCACAGCAAGTCGCCATGAATTGCAAATTGGTCATGATGGGTTGCTGTGTTTCCAATATCCCATCAAACCTAAATCGCGCTTGCGTTGCGCTGGTGGATGTGTATGTTGTGTAAGAAAAAGATTGTGCCGAATAAACATTCAACGCGGTCAGGCTTGTGCTGTCAATGTTTGCCGTAGGCACAGCCGCGCCATATCGGGTGGAAAACAAATAATCGCTGAAACAATCGCCGGGTGCAAACCGCGAATTTGTGACTTGAAACCTTGTTTGCTGAATGCCTGTTAAGTTTGCGCTTTGTGAATATCGGATTTTGATAATCACAAACGCACAATTGGTCATTAACTTAGTGTTGTCCCATTTGTAGACCAAACTAGTGTTGCCCATGACTTGTGGGCCATACGCAAAGAATGCCGAATTAGTTGGGTTTGTTGAACCGTTGCGATAAAAATAAAACTCTAATTTGCCGTTCACCGATGTGTCCGACAAGCCAGTAGATTCGTCCAACAATGAAGCGACTGTGTAACCATTTCCTTGGAAAACCACACGCTTGCCGCCCCAATACACGTTGCCAAAAGTTATGGTGTCTGGTGTTGTGCCGTTTTCTGTATTGGTGACCTCGCTTAATGCAAGGCAATAATACATATTTTGGTAGTCGCTGGTGATGGACAAATCCGTAATCGTGCCGCCCACATATGCCGAACCATAGACCACTGGAATTTTGTTATCGCCAGCGGGAGGAATCTGGATTGGACTGCCGGGGTTTAGCGCATCGCCATTTGTGGAGTTTTGGTTTGATGATGGCGAAAATGATTTTGCAATAATTGAAGACGCAAGCATATTGATGGCAAACGCCGCCGCACTCGCGGCAAAGCCTGTCAACGAAGGCAACAAAGCGGAAACAATTATTGACCCGGGCATTTTATTTAATCCAAGTTTCTTCCAACTTTTCAAAGCCGAACTTGTCATAAGACAGGTCGGGGCTGTTGTGCATTTTACTCAGCGAGAAAAATTGGATGCGATTTTCTTGCTTCCATTCTTCGCATTGTTGGATGTACGCATGAAGCAACCGATGGGCAATCTTGCCGCCTCGGTGTTCTTCGTTTACCCAGAAAGCAATTTCGCTGACTTGCATTACCTCAGGATTCCAAATGTTTGGATGCTGTGCGGCAATCACCATGCCGACTGATTCATCTTCCTTAACAGCAATCAAGACAAACCCCGCGCCAGCAAGGATGTTGTTAAGCATTTTCTCGATGTGTTCTTGGTTGGCACTGTCTCGCAAAAATTGGGTTGGTGCTTTGTCGCGATACGCTTTGAGCATCCGCACAATCGAGTCCATGTCGTATTTGTTGGCTTGTCTTATCATGTTTTATCCTATGAATTGGCTGGTGCGTTTTTTCCGAATTGGTAATTAATTGTTTGAATGAAATTAACACGATTCATGCTGGTGTCTGTCGGCGCATATTGCTTCCATGAATTGTCGTTGGTGTAGCGACCAGCGGTGCGGTTTTGCAATACAAGTTGAATGCTGGATGCGCTGATGGAAATTGTGCCAACGTATCCGCGAATCTCTTCCATGAATTGTTCGCTGATGCTGTAACTGTTAACAAATCCTGTGAAGTATTGATACAAACCGCCTGTGCCGCCAGTGGTAATCAGTTGATTGTTGGCATCAAAGAAGCCGTGCCACATTTCAACTTTTGAGCCTTTAATACCCGCGCCCAATACCAAGGAAAGGTTAGCCGTGTCAATGCCCACCAGCGTGATTGTGGTCTCGTTAGCGGTGCTTTTAATGTCACGCTGTGCTTGCCCAATTTTGACCAATTGGCTCAAACCTGTGAATGGGCTTGCGTCCACCGCAGAAACCGTCACCGCAGTGGGCGTAGTGGCAAACCGATAAATTGCCGATGCCGTTGTTAAGCGCACAAAGTCCGCATAACGGATGACGTTTGTTCCTACAACTGGTGCAATGACGTTCACAGCACCACCTCATAAGCATTGAACGCGCCATCCCAAGCAATAAACGAATCATTGGTCATTGGCACAAGGTTGTAACTAGGATATTCACGCAACACAACAGGAAAAGTAACGCCTGTGTAAGTAGACCCGCCCAAACTAACTGTCGTGCCGTATTGCCCTATTACGGCTGGCGCTTGAGCCGCCACTGTGGTCATGATGGTTCGGTGTACTGGAATGCTCACAGTCGCACTGCCACCGCGCTGTACGTTTGCCGTGGCAATGTAAGCGTATCGGTCAATCTGGATGAAATCGCCTGTCTTAACAATGAACAAGCTGGAACTAATAGATGGCAACGTGCCAAGCACAATTGTTTTATTTGCCGTGCCGACTTCAATGGTTGTGGCATTGGCTTGCAAAGCAGTCATGTCGCCTTGGTATCGGATGTAGTTAAGCCATCCAGTTGTGCCAAAGTTAAGGTATTGCTCAGTAATTCTGTCAGCCGTGCGTAGCGATGAAAGCACCGTACGATTCTGCGAATACAGCAAATAATTCATTGGCTTGATGCCAAATTGAAACGGCTGGACAGTCAAAATTTCCGATGTGCTTATTCGCATATTGCGCGACAACATTTGACCAGCAAATTTGTGGTCATTGATTGACACGCTTTCCGCAATGGCAAGGATAGATTGCAAGCTCATTTTTTACCTCGTCACGGGAATACTGCGATTGGCTGATTGGTAAGTTGCCCAAACAGCTTGCTTGTTTTTAGCCAAAAATTGTGCGCCTGACTGCGTGTCTATTGCACTCATGTTGGCAATGTATGGCCCATTGTAGTTAACTGTTTGACCGCCGCCCATCGCGCTTGCGAGTTGATTGTTTGGAATAATTGTCCCCGCCGTGCGCGGCACAAACAATTCAGGGCCACGTTCACCAACTAAGGATGCCCTGCCTACTGGTGGACTGCCGCCATCAGCAAAAGCAGAAATGCCAACTGCACCTGATGAACCGCCGCCATATCCTAAATCAACGCTTGGCGTACCGCCGCCAAACATAGACCACACGCCTTTCATCATGTTCATCATTTGCGCCCGCGCCTGAATCATTATCATGTCTTGAATCAGGCTTCTTGCAAAATCTTTAAAGCTAAATTTGCCAGTGCGGACAAAGTTTTGCAACGCGGATTCCATGCCACTCATTAACGCGCTAAACGATTGGCGACCAATCTCAAGTTGGTTGGGCATATTCCGAACAAATTCATCAAAACCTTTGCCAAAGCCTTTTTGGAACGAGCCTTCGGATTCTTGCCGTGCAATGTCCAACACTTCTTTTGCTTGAGCAATTGACCTGTCGCGCAAGACAATTTCTTCTTCTATTCTTTGTTTTTTATACACATCATTTAATTGGTCATTTTCGTTTATGTTTTTTTCGTTTTGCAAAAACATTGTGCGAATAGACAAAATTTCTTGCGCGTATTTTAATTCATAGGTTTGCAAATCTTTGTTTTTTGTGTTTAACAACAAAATTTCTCTGTCGTAATCTAATTGTGCTGACCTTAAACCTTGTTGTTGACTTATTGCCATGTAAGCCGCGTCTTGTATCTTTTGTATGTCTTCAAGTTTTTCTGTTTTCTTTGTCAGCGCATTCCACTCTTTTTCGTACAACTCTTGATTTTTCTTGATGTTTTCATCAATGAGTTTGTTGTGGTATTCCTGACGGTCTTTTATTTCCATCGCCATCTTTGCAAGCGCGGCTTGCTGTTTGCTGTCAACGCCAACAGTTGTATCGCGTAATTGTTCGCCGCCATCTTTAGGTTTACCCCATTTAGGGTAAACGTCTGTACGCATACCAGTATTTCCTTTTTGGAAATCTTCAAATTCTTTTAGTTCTCTCCGTAATTCAGCAAGTCTTCTTTCTGTTTCTTGTTTTAATTTTGCTGTCTCTGCCATTCCTGCGGCGCTTTCACCATAGGTTTGTGCAATGACTGATTGACCAGCTAATTGTTCAAATAAAATCACAATGCTTTGCATTGCTTTGTAAGTGCTGTATACACTTCTTGCAAGGAAATCAAATACTTTTCCAAGCATAGAAATGCGATTGTATGTTTCATTGCCTAATGAATTATTTATGGCTTTCAAACTTGGACCAAGTGCTTCTATAAATAACAATTGCAATTTGCCAATTATTTTTTGCAAGTTATCCCAAGTCTCTGCGCCAGCTTTTACGGCTTCTATTTGCTGTCTAGTCAATGCAGTTGTTTTGCTCATCTCTTGAGCAAACTTATCAAACGCTACACCTTTTGCGGCTTTAGAGAAAAACTCCGTTGACTTGGCTGTGCGGGTAACAGCATCATCCATTTCTGCAAGACCATTAAGCACTTTGCCCAATAGCTGTTCTTGCGTCATTGAGCCAATGTCTTTTAAAGAAACACCGACTGCCTTAAATGCTTTTTGTGCTTCAAATGAACCGCCAGCCGCATTGTCAATAAATTTAGCAAAAGATGACAGCATCACGCCAGCTTTATCAGCAGAGCCACCGCTTGCGTCTAGTGCCATTCGTAGTTTGACAACAGTATCAATCGCTACATCATTAGCTTCAGCAACGTCACCAATATCATCTGCAAACTTTAATGCCGCAATAGACATTGCCGCCAAAGCGGTTGCACCTACTTTTGCAACGCCAGCAATTTTTGTTACAAAAGCATCTAATTTTTTTCCAGCGTTTTCAATGCCAGCAACAAACTCGGCTGTGTTCAACCCAAGGACAACGCCTAATCGACCGACATTATTCGCCATCTTTTACCCCGAATCTTTCTTTGGAAAACCCCGGTGCTTGACTCATAAATGCCAGCAACTGGTCATTGGCTTGCTGTCTTTTTTGTTCTTCAGTCAGCGGTGGATATAGGTAATCATACGCATTACCTAAAATGTTGGCTAGTTTATAAGGGCTTGAATTAGCCGCCCTCATGTAATTAAACACTCCATTGGTCAGCACTCCTAGCACATTAAGCAAGCCTTGATTGCCAACCAATCCATCACCATACATAGTTTGCAATTGCGCCATTGTGACCCCATCCAGTTCCGCTATTGTTTCATGTGTATGCCCATTGAAAATCATCGCGGTGATGACTTGACTTTTCAATGAGCCAATCAGTTTCCCTTTGTTTCCTTATATGTCGGGCTAATAGCTTCAGCAATCTTTTCAACCAATTGCATTTGCACTGCCATCGGAAACTCGGCTTCAATTTCCTCATAAGTTAAGTCATCCAGCGTTGCGCCTTCTACTTCAGGAACAAGTAACTTAACAAATTCAGTTATCTTCATTTCTACTTGAATTTTTTGCTTTGCCGCTTCTTTCATCGACCGCCCTTCAATCAGCACATCGTCGTCAGTAAAGGTAAAGCCAGCGTCTTGGTCTTTCAATGCCATTAGCGGGTCGGTCATCTGCTTATACGCTTCTGCTACTTTGGCTTCATCAGGTTCATTGATGCGCTTATAGATTTCATCTGATTCATTCACATAAGGAATCCTGACCTTGAATGTGTGACCGCCCAATTCAAATCTTCGGGTGAAGATGTTTTCTCTGTTCTGTTGGTACTTTGCACCAAGTGCATCAGCAAATCGTGTCATATTTTCTCCTGTTAATATTTTGTTTTGTAGGTGTCAATTCTACGCGCCAAGCCATCGGTTAATTTCCTCAATACTTCAGGGCTTGCCGCTTCTAATGCTGGACGCATATATGGCTGTGCTGGGTGTCTTGATGTTCCAAACTCTTGGGCTATTGCGCGAGCATCGTACATATAACCACTTTCAACAACAAACGCCTTAAATTTTTTTGACCGTTCTGCTGAACTCAAGTTTTGATTTTCTGAAGCAAATTGTTTTTTTAGCTTTTTAGGAAATGCTTTTGTTGTGACCAATGCAATCACATTATCAGAAGCATTAACATATTTAGAACGCTTGTCGCGCCTATTAGGTCGCCTTGCTTCAATGCGTAAATGCGCTGTCAATGCGCCTGTGTCTATTGGTGCTCTTTGCCTTGCTTGGGACAATGTGGGTTGCATTGCCTCACGCACGGCTGGAATAAGTATCTTGCTGTTGGCTTTTTTGTCGCCAATTTCTTTTGCAATGTCATCAAAACTTTGCAAAAGGTTTTGCAAACCTTCTACTTTGAATCCAATTTTTGCCATTTCAAATTCTCCATGCGCCGGGCTTTATCAGGCGGTGGAAAAGCAATTCGTTTAATTCTTTGGCGTACTCCACCACTTGCTCAGGTGTCATTGTGTCAGCATGGCGAGCCGCTATCTCATGCGCGAGACTAACGGCTGTCATTTTCTGTTGCGTAAACCCAAACCAATCTTTGCGGGTTTCAGATTGCTGAACCAAGAAGCCTAGTAAGTCTGCCGTGTTCTGTATTGTCGTGTCTGTCATGTTTATTCTTCTGATTCAATCGTTGCGGCAACTGGGTTGTATCGTGCAAGTATTGTTAAACAAACAAACTCCACTGTGTCAGGCTTTGCCTTGGCAAGTGCCGTAGCAACCTCATTAGCTTTCACCTCCAACCCCCGCGCCACTGCGTCAAGGGATTGGTGGGTGGTCGCCAACACTTCAACAGCGTCAGCGACTTTCATTAAGAATTACTCCAGCCGTACTGATTGCCGCGAGGATGGATGGTAAATACACACTTGGCTTCCGCGCCGGGTTGTGCATCGATTTGGAACTGACCCACACGACCATTAAAAGCATAAGCCACAGTATTCGTTCCATCGTAAGCCGCGACTACATAAGTGCGGTCAACAAGACCAGAATATGCGTCAGCACGAATCAACAGCAAACCAGCATCAGAGGGATTCCATGCCGCAGTAATGGTCATGGAAGTCGGTGCGGATTGCGTTGGAATTTTGTCGCTTTGGCGTGAACCAGCAACCATGAAACTTGCCACTGCGTCATCTTGACCAAACGCTGGGACTGATTCAATGGTGGCTAATGCTGTGCCTGATGCGCCTGTACCGCCAGCACTTGTGCCGACAATGGTTGCAACTGAAGCTGTCCACACACCCAAGTTTGCTGTGCTGAACGGTGCGGCTGAAGTCTGCATCCAAAACGATGCAACAAAGCCGGGTAGGACTTTTGAGGGTAATGCCATTTTTGTTTCTCCTGATTAAGCCGTGTTTGTCCAACCATACTGATTGCCGCGAGGGTGCAGAGTAAAAATACATTTAGCTTCTGCGCCCGGCTGGGCATCAATCTGGAACTGCCCTACGCGAGCGTTAAAGGCGTAATTAATTGTTCCTGTGCCATCGGTAGCTTGAACAATATATGTGCGGTCTACAAGCCCTGAGTAGGCATCGCCACGCACCAGCAACAATACTGAATCGCTTGGATTCCAAGCCACAGTAATCGTCATGCTAGTAGGTGCGCTTTGTGTCGGGATTTTGTCCGATTGACGCGAGCCAGCAACCATAAAACTAGCAACGGCATCGTCCTGACCGAATGCGGGTACTGCTTCCACTTGCAACAAATTGCCGCTGATAGTAAGCGGAGAAACGCTTGCAATCAACGATAGTTGTGCTGTGGTCAATGGTGTGGGTGTCGCGCTTGGCTGAACATACAGCGATGCGACAAAGCCCGGTAAGACTTTCGTTGGTAAAGGCATTTCGTTTCCTTCCGATTCGTTGCTGAACTTGTCTTATGTTGGAATATCCAAAGTGCAGTCTAAAAAGACTTGCCCCAATTTGTCTTCATTGTCATAGCTGTTGTACAACCATTGCACATCAGCTTTGGCAATCCAAAACCCATTAGTCACGCCTCCAAACAAACCACTGTATCCATGCAAGGATTGTAGTATTTGATTGGAAATTGTGAAGCCTTCTTCTATGACTTGCGTGAAAATACTGATTTGAAAAACTGGGCGGTCAATGCTTTTATTTGATTGAGTTTGTCCAGTAAAAACTTCTTGGTGAACATTTCTTAACATCCATGTGATGAACTTTGGCTGTGTTGCAAAGTTACGATTGAACGCCGCATATACAGGCACGGGCGTGACGATGCTTTCCAGTTGGAATTGGATGGCTTTGCCGTATTGGACTGGATTTTGTTGGGTTGCCATTACACCGCCACCACAGGGTCATTGCGTAC